GCTGAACTTTCTGATATTTTATCTGTAATTAGACAAGAAGGTATTGTGGAAGCTGAAGAAACTCTTAAAGTAGCAGAGAAAGATAGAAAAGCTGAGGATGCTCAAAATCAAGAAAGAATTGGTAAACAACAACAAGAGCTTGAACAAATGAAACAAAAAGGAGAGCAACAGAAACATGAGAATGAAAAAGAAAAAATTGTTCTTAAAGAATCTGAAAGAAGAAAAACAGTTATTGCTCAATCAGCTCTTACTGGAATGTCTTTTAATCCTGATGCTGATGGAGATAATGATGGAGAAAATGATTTCTTAGAAATTGCAAGAGATGGGGTAGATGCTGAAATAAAAAGAGGTAAAAACCAATTAGACAGAGAAAAGTTTGAACACACAAAACATGTTGATAATGAGAAACTTAAAATAGAAAAGAAAAAAGTAAGTAATCAAATCAATAAAGGTAATAAAGGAAACGCTATTACACACTAAATAAATTTTTTTAAGATTTATCTTAATTATTATTAATATTTAATTTATATTTGTACCTATGGATGGAAATGAACACACAATGGATGACTTTGCAGGTTTCTTAGAAACTGATATTTCAGATGTTGACTTCTTCGCTGCTGAAGAAGAAGAAACAGAAACTGAAAATGTAAAGGACAAATCTAAAAAGAACCCTGCTTCAGAAGATACTAGTAAGGAGGAGGAAGAGCAAGAAGAGGAAGAATCAACAGAAGATGATTTTTTTGAAGATGCTGAACAAGAAGAGGAAGAATCTGAGGAAGAAGAAAGTGAAGAGGAAGAATCTGAAGAAGAGGAAACTGAAACTCAATCTGGAGACTCAATTACAACCTTAAATCTATTAAAAGGAAAAGGATTTTTAGATTATGAATTAGAAGAAGGAGAAGAATTAACTGATGAGAAAGCATCAGAGATTTTAGAAGATTCTTTAGATAATTTATTTGAAGAAAGAATTGCTGAACTTTTTGAAGATGTTCCTGAGATTGTAAAAGAAATGAATAAGTTTGTATTAAAAGGAGGAGATATTAATGCTTTCTTACAAACTGTAGCAGTTCAAAACACTTCAGGATTAGAAGAAGGAATGGATTTAGAGTCAGAAGCTAATCAAGAGTTAGTTATAAGACATGGGTTAAAAGAGGAAGGATATGATAAAGAGTATATTGATGCTCAGATAGAATTTCTTAAAGATTCAAAAAGAATGAAAAAACATTCTGAAACTCATTATAAAAAATGGGAAACAAAAAATAAAGCAGAACAGACAGCTATTTTAAAATCACAAGAAAAAGCTATTGCAAATGAGAAAGCACAAAGAAGAGCTTTAAAAAATAAAGTTACTACATTTTTAAAAGAAACTGATGAAGTTACTGGCTTTACAGTAACAAAACAAGATAGGAAAGACTTGCCTAACTATATGTCTGATAGAGTTGTCAAACTTGATAATGGAAATCAGATTACAGGAATGCAAAAAGACCTAATGAGAGTTTTAAATAGTCCTACAGGCTCTGTGCAGATGGCAAAGCTTTTGAAAGCTGCAAATGAGCAGGGAGAACTAAACTTTGAAGAAATAAAAAAAGAAACAGAAACAAAGGTAACAAAGAAGGTTAGGGAAAATGTTAGGAGAAATAAAAAAAGTATTGTATCACAATCAGGGGGAGGAAAAAACTCAAAACCAAAAAGACCTTTAGCTGATTATTTTAATTAAAACAAATTTATGATTTATGGCAACAAAAATTAACAAATTACAAGTTAGACAGGCAAAGTTTAATTCTACAAAGATGACTGACTTAAACCATTGGAGTAACCAATTGGCGATTAAGCCTACTGTCTTTGAAGCACCTACAAGAGCAATCTTTGCTTCAAAAACTAACAACCTAAACTTATCTACAGGTAATGTTCTTGAAGGTATTTTTGGTTTAGGAAAGACCAAGTACATTGATGACTTAAACTGGTCTTGGAAAATGAAAGTTAAAGGTTTCAGACCTATGACTATTTTAGAAAACAGAACTGCTGGAACAACTCCTGGTAAATATCGTCAACCAATTAAAGTATTGGTAGATGTAGATTTATTCGCTATTGGAGAATCTATCAGTCCAGGTTCATCTGATAAATCACAAGTAGTTGTGGTAAAAAACAAAACTAAAGAAGGTGCTAGAGGTTTTGTTTATACATTAGAAACCTACACTGAAGGTAATGAGCACTTCATTAATCCTAAGTATTTAAAACCAGGAACTAAGTGGACTCGTATGTTTAACATGAGAGGTGAAGCTGCTGAAAGTGGTTCTCATACTGAAAACTATACTAATGTAGAGTACAAAAACTCATTAGTTAAACTTCGTAAAGAATACAAAGTTACTGATTTTGCAGCTCAAGCTGTAGTTGAAATTGCTTTCCAAGATGATGATGGTAAAGTAAGAAAGTCATGGATGGATAAGCAAGAAGCTGACTATTACATGGCAATGAACAAGGAAATGGCATTACATGCTTTATATTCTCGTTTAGGTGACCAACCATTATTTGACCCAGACTCAGGTTATCCAATTAACCCAGGTGCAGGTATGGAACAACAAATTGGTTTTGGTGGAAATGTAGAAAGATATACTACAATGTCTGCTGAATTGATTGAAGCATTTTTTGACAGAATTGTCTATTCTCGTATAAATCCAGGAGATTTAGGAGAAGTAATGGGGCTTTCAGGGCACTATGGAATGAAAGAGTACTCTAAAGCATTAGATACTTGGACTGGTTCAAAAGCTATAATCCGAGAAAGTTCAACTTTCATTAAAGGAGCAAATGGTGGAAAACAAATCCATAACAACTCTTTAAGAACTGGTTATCAGTTTGTAACTTATGATTTACCTAATGGTGGTTCATTTAAGTTAGTACATAACCCATTAAATGATGATAAATCTGTACACAGAGATATTGACCCTCTTACTGGAGTACCTTTACAATCACAAAGAATTACAATTCTTGATGTTACTGGAGGTAATGGAGATAGTCTTTCAAAAGACAACATCTGTTTAGTAAGAAAGAATAAAGTTTATGGAAGTACACGTATTTTAGGTAGAGTTGGACCAGGTGGTGTTAGTACTGGAGACAGAGCAACACATTCAGGAGATTACTACGAAGTACACATTTCAGATAGTATTGGAGTTCAAATTACTGACTCTACTGTTACTGGAGAATTAGTGAAAACTGTAAACGAATAATAAAAATTTTAATAGATAAAAGCATGGTAGATAAAGATTTAAAAATAGAAATTAGACCAATACCAGGTAGAAATGGTATCAAAAGTTTTTCAGAAAACTTAGAATACTTTTCTCAAGCTCACATCTTAGCTCCTTTTGTAAATCCTGTTACACGTAAATATGTAACAGGACTTACTGAGGAAGATGTAAAGTTTCTAAAAGATGGAGGATTTCCATATGAATTAGAAGCAACTTACAGACAAGGTGTAGCACATGAATTCTGGGAAAGTCCAATAGTAAAGGTAGAATTAAGTAATAGCCCAATCTTTTTGTATCCAGGAAAAAATCAGATTGACTTTGTAAAATATAAATATTTACTTGTAAATAACTATATTTACAAATCAGAAGATGAAATGAATACTGGAAGCAAACCAGAAGCAACACACTACATTTATAATGAAGGAGCTGCTAATAAAATTAAGGCAACTGTATTAGAAAAAAGAAACTCTATAATCAAAAAAGTCTCTGAACTTTCTTTAACAAGAAAAAGACAAATTGTTCTTATTCTTTTAAATGAAAACACAGACAATAAAGATGAAGATTATTTAACAGTAAGATTTGAAGATATTATTGGAAATAAAGAGTTATCTTTGGAGCTAGAACAGTTACTGGATAAAGACTCAAATGACATTGCATTAAGTGCTGATATTAAGTCTGCTATTCAAAAAAATGTACTTAAACGTACAAAACAAGGAATTTTTTATTTTGAAACCAATTTAGGTTTCACAGAAGATGATGTAAGAGAGACTTTAAAATCTTCTGAAAACCAAGAAATATTATTAAATATTAAATCTAAAATATAATAATTATGAAACATACAATAGCACAAAACAAGCAGCTTTTCAATGTTACATCTATTGCAGACTCAGTAGATTTAGATAACTTAGCTGATGGGCAATTTGGAATTTACCCAGTAGGAGTAAATGTTAGTTTACCAGCAGCAGCTACTTATGCAACTTTACCTGCTGAATTTA